CCCCTTTTAAACTCAATCATGGTCACAATTAACGAAAACAGATTAAGCGAAGTCAGCGGTAACGCCCTGCAAACAAGTTTCGAACTCGATGACGATTTCATCAAACAATCATTACAACGTGTGTATGGAGATGAATTCACAACTGAAGAAGGTTTGTGGAGCTCTTATACAATGTGTTTCCGAGAAAAAGTGTCTTTATATGATAAAGCGCAACGTTTTCTTGAAGAAGAAGAAATTTCTTTAATGTCACAAGAAGACATATGTGTTCCTATGTCCTTGGATGAAGCAAGAAAAAGATTTAATGAACATGTAAATGCTCAAATATCTGATTCTTCTGATGAGGAAGAATATTATTCAGTCAATTCTGATGATATTGAGGAAAATTATGAAATTTTAACAAATTTCAATGATAATAATGACATTATTGTTCTACCTAATCACGATGAACTTTATGGGAAATTAACCTATAAAAATAAACATAGTGACAATTATGAATACAAAATGGCATTAAATGTGCAAAGTAAAGATATTGTAGCGAATCATGATGACATGACTTCTCTTATTGAGGATGCTGCCTGGTGCATGTATCTTATATCTAGAAACCCCACAGCAAGAGGCATTGCTGAAGCTGCTTTTACGTTTGTAAAATTACGTTTTAAAGGTAGCATAGCAATGGCTATATACAAAAATGAACTGTTGGAACGATTTTCTCAAATTTTAGAAATTGAAGTTGAGGATAAAATTAAAGTTGAATCCGTTGATCTTCTTTTCACGGCAAGAGAAGCTCTAGGTTCATATAAAGATCTTGTAAATAGCCCAATCTATAAAAAGATATATAAATGTTTAATGTATGCCATCTCGTTGGATTTATTCGATAAAGCTGGTATTAAAATGGACATTTTTGGATATGATAAAATGGAGAAAGCAATTTTAAAAAGAAAATTTTTTAACAAGTCAGATTTTGTATATACAATATTTGATACAATCATTTTCATTTTGGAAAAAGGAATTCATGTGTATAATACAGGTGATATTTCTTCCATTGTTCATTCTGGTTCAAGTTATGGAGCTGTATTTGATAAAGCGGCAGAACTTAAACGTAAATCTGTTCTTCTCAATAATGCTGAAGCTCATGGTTTTAAAGAATCAACTTTCTTAAAGGAGTTGGATGATATTATCGAAAAATTATTATCAATTAAAAAACATGGTAAAGGATTAGATTCTACTGAAAAAGCAATCATTAATCATAAATATGATGAAATGAGTATGATCAGAGATGATATTACTAGTCTATCAGCATGTAGACAAATGCGTGATATGCCTTTTGGTCTCCTCATTGTAGGTGATTCTGGTATAGGTAAATCCACATTAACTGAATATATTTATCAATATTTTGGAAGAATATGTGGTTTGGAAACTGACGATTCTTATCGTTATACTCACAATTACTTTGCTAAACATTGGAATAATTTTAAATCCTGTTGTTGGTGCATTGTCATGGATGACGTTGCAGCAGAAAACCCAGCTTTGGGTGATAATTCTTCAGTGCGTGAAATCATACAAGTTATGAATCCTGTTCCTTATTGTCCCGAGCAAGCAGCTTTGGAAGATAAAGGAAAGACTCCATGTAAAGCACAATTGGTAATTGCCACATCTAATATTGAGCATCTTAATGCTTTCCACTACTTTAGTTATCCTTCAGCGGTGCAACGTAGATTTCCTTTTATAATTACACCAACAGTTAAAGATCGTTTTTTAAATGAACAAGGCATGTTGGATTCTTCTCTGGTGGATGATGATCAACCTTACAAGGATTTATGGACTTTTAAAGTTGAGATGATCGTACCTAGAAAAATTGCTTCAAATAGTATGAAATCCTTGGCTGAGAAGAAAACTATTCACGAAAACATTGATCAAGCTACTTTTTTCAAATGGTTTCGAGATACGGTCATAGCCTTCAAAGCTAACCAAAACAGAGTCAAAAGTAGTCTGAATGAACTAAAGAAGTCGCAAAATTGCTTATGTTGTAATTTGCCTGATCAAATGTGTGCAAATGTACAAACGGGTGATATTGAATATGTCACTGTCATTTTCCCAATGATGTTGGCAACTTTTATTAAGTCTACTTCAATGTACAAATTTATCAAACGTTGGATGATATCAATTTATGTCTTATATTATATATCCTTCTTTTATGATAAATGTTCATACAAAACAGTCCAAGCTTTAGCATGGATTGATACCAAAATTGATACTGATTATTGGAAAAATATGGGCG